CAATGTATCCCAAACTCTTACTTGTGAAAAGATATCATCATAATTAACTTTTGATTCATATGCAACAGTCAATGCTAAATCAATAAGACCTAATTTGTCCTCTAGCTTATCTACAATCTCAACATCTTGTATGTTATAATCTACAAACTTTTGAAAATCTTTTTCATAAAATTCTTTGAATGTATCAAATGGGTTTTCATTTTTGTTTTCACCAAGTTCAACTTCACCAATATGGTCTAGTTTATAACTTTCTTGTCTTGTTGGTATAAACCATTTGTATAAGTCAAGATAATCTAACATTACAATACCAAATAATGTATAGACTGTTTGTGGTCGGCCTCTTACAGATATTTCTTCCTGTCTGATAAGATTCCAAGGAGACATCTTGTTAGCAACTTTATCGCCAGCTAACATTTTAATTCTATTCATCAAATATGGTAAATCAAAAAACTTTGTATTCCAACCTGTAATAACATCTGGATAGTTTGACTTCCAGAATTTAATAAATTCAAATAACAATTGATTTTCATCTTCACAATCAATATAAGTTACATCTTCTCTGTCTGTATGATATTGACCAACACCCCATGTTAGTATTTGTTTGTTAGATTGATTTTTAACTGTGATACAAATTATTTGTTCTTGTGGATTTTCTACATCTGGAAAACCATTTTCACAAGTTGTCTCTATATCAAGGGTAAATATTTTAATAAATTCTTTTGACCATTCTATTTGGTCTGGCCATTGTTCGTTAATATATTGATAATGATATCTTTCTAAACCAAAGATAGGTGAGTTTGCTGTTGCAACTTCTTTTCTAAATTTCATAGCGTCACCAATAGAATTAAAAGTTATTGGTTTTAAGTTCTGACCTTGTAAGGTTTTGAATTTAGAATTTTCTCTTGTTAAAGAGTATAGAGTAGGACCGAAATCAATCTTTTCTATGACTTCTCTATTAGTGTCTTTTGTTTGTTCAAATCTTCTAACAAGAAGTTTGCCTTTGTGTTGTATTACATTCTTATAAAAGTTCATCATCTAGTAAGTGTATTATAATCCCATTTAGTTTATTTGTCAAGTGTATTTGACAGGCTAATCTACTTTTCTTTATGTCATAATCATTTTTCATTTCAAGTAAATCTCTTTCTGTAGTTTTTTCATCTATTGGTGTTACTTTATCTAACCATGAATCATCTACTTTGATATGACATGTAGCACATGCACAGTTTCCACCACACAATGCTGGTATATGTGGCANCTGTAATTTTTGAGCTGCTTCCATTACAGTTTTATTTTCTTGAATATCTGTTGAATATAAACTGTTTTTATCTTTAAAATAAACAGTAACCACTATGTAATCAATTGTGGTTTAGCAATTTCTACCACACCTGAACCTGTGTGCTGATTATATGAATTTTTTAAATCAGTCTTTGGTTCTACTTGTGCAATAATATTTGCCGATTTCATGTCTACTTCTTCACATTCGCCATATGGAATATAAGGTGAGAATGCTATTTGAACCGGTTTACCAGGAGATTCCTGCATTGGTACGACTGTAAACGGTTGTTTGATTTTTGTTACTGATGTTCCTTCTGAAATCACTTCTGCGATTATGTCTTCACCAGTAGTAAGCCTTAATATTTTCACATTTGCCATAATAATTACCTCAATTTTTACTGTATTATAATATACTTTTTACTTTTTGTCAATGGTGTAATGAGTTGTTATGATATATTTTCTTGAAGGGTTTACCATAACATTCATACGATTCATAAACTCACGGTCTAATAATATTAAACTTCTGTTATCTCTATCATCTAGAGAAAATTCTACATCTTTATATAGTGTACCTGCAAACTCAACATCTAGTTTTACAACATATCTGGTTTCTTCATAGTCTCTCATACCACCTACAGATATTTCTTCAGTTCTAATAATATCCGATGTTATAGTTTTATCTAATAATTTCCAAGTTATCTTTTTACCTTTGACTTCGTACTTATCAGCATGAATCACATTCATACCACTATTGCCTGTATCAAACTTGGCAACAATATTACCAAAAGGTTTTATTGTTAAGACTTCTTTATAACCACATTCTGCTGGTGTAGTTACCCAAGTTTTTTTATCTGCAAAATATTCTAAAATCTCTTTACTTATGTTTTTACCTGTAGCCTCTTCCATACCTTCAGTACCAGGTGATGAGTTGACCTCAATCATAAATGGTGGTTCTTTTTGTCTATCTTTTGAAGGTATAAAATCTACAGCAGTCCATAAACCATTTACTGCTTTAGCAGCTTTTAAACTGTGTTCTATTTCTAATTCTGTTAATTGTATTTCTTCTGGTTTAGAACCTTGTGATACATTACTTCTAAAATCACCTTCTACTACAGGCCTTTTCATTGTAGCAAGTATTTTGCCACCTAATACTAATACCCTTACATCATAATCTGTTTTAATATATTCTTGTAATTGTAAATCTGAATCTTCATCTTGTTTATAAATTAATTGTACAATAGAATCAAGACCTTTTTCACTATCAATGAATAATACACCTACACCTTTTGAACCTCTTAATGTTTTTAAGATAATAGGATAATCGGTATCAAGCTTTTCAAAGTCTTCTTTTATATTATCTTTATCAGATATAATAACTGATTTAGGTTGTCTTAAACCAAACTCAGCAAGTTTTAGTGATGTTCTATATTTGTCTGTACAAATTTCTATACTGTTTCTACTATTAACACAGCATACACCATCTTTTTCTAACATAGACACTAAATCCATCCAACTNTCTTTACGAACAATTGAACCTCTAAATAATGCAATAGTATCTTTTGGGTCTACAACAAATCCTTTTTTATCATCTGCATTATGTACTCTACGAATACCATCTTCGTATGTAACATAACCTTTTGTTAGTTTATAAAGATAAAAATCCCAACCTAATTTTTTTGCTTCTTGTTGTAAACGGTCAGCTGTATGAAAGGTCTTTGCTTCTTCTGGCTCATCTGTTACGATAAGTATTCGGCATTTGCCTTCATCTTTTGCTTCAGTTAAAAAGTCTTTAAACTTCGGTACTTCCATCTTCTACCTTTTTACCTATGTTATATTTTGCTGATAGAGTCCATTCGTTTTTTTCTTTGAAAGGTAATACTTTAATTTGACTTAAAGGTGCTTTGTTTTCTACTTCTTCCTTTTTAAGAATTTCAATTAAGTTCCAATCTTGTAATAATATTGCAATTGTGTTTCTTCTTTGTATATCATTTTCAGATAGTGTAGATGTTTTTCCATCTAATGCAAATAGTTCTTTGAAGTGTACAATGTAATATTTACCTTGTTTGTGTAATATATGACACGATTGAAATAATATCTTTTCTTTACGACTTGCAACACCGATTCGTGTTAATGTTTCTCGTATTTTCAAAAAATCATCTGGTTGTTTGATAGTAACTTCTAACATACTATCTGAAGACCAACTAAATTCTTCACTCATTTTCTTCTCCCACCTTTATCAAGGGCTAATTTTATAGTTTCTATTTGCTCTTTGGTGAGTATTGTGAGAGCCTCTCTTGCTTTCTCATTACTATAGCCATAATATTCTTTCACATAGTCTAAGTCTTTTAACTTTTTCTGTGATAGCCATTTGCCACCATATCGCTTTCCTTTACGAATACTATTTATATAAAAGGAGAATTGTACTTCTTTATCAAGAAAATGATAACCATTCATCTCATTGGCCTGTGCAATACAATCCCAATGCATAGATAAACACTTGTTTATAATAAAAGATGGGTATTTTTTTACCCATTCTGTATCATCAGTATCTAATAGTTTTTCTTTAGAGAAATTGATAGCGTTTAAATAATCACGAAGCTCATACATTTATCAACTCCTTTATTGGCACTAAAATACCTATTGAAGTATCATTATCACCACCCTTGAATTTCTTGTGTTTAAATTTTAAACATATTTCTCTCAATCTTTCAACAGTAAGAGTTATGTTAAAACAAAAATTATCATTTAAAAAAAAGTTTACTGACCAGTATTTTGCCTCTGTTGTTGCAATACCGCTTGGTTTACCTCTACTTTCAAACTCTACATAATGATTACCTGTTCTACTCCAAATATCTCTCTCAGATTTAACTTCAGTCTTATCTCCAGCAACAATGTCTGCAACAACATTTTCACCCATTTGACCCCATTCAAGGTCATGTCTAAAATCGCTATTGTGTTTCATTTAAACTTACATCCTGCCATAATCTCTGTTAGACATGCAACCATATTAATCTCTTGGTCAGCGACAAAGGCTGCCTTGTATTGATAACCTGCGATTATTAATATTGCTTGTGGTACTGAATTGGGTGCAAGTGATGTTTGAAGTACTTTGTAAAGACTTGTAAACAAACTTGCTGGTTCTTTATCTAGATTTTGCACGACCCACTTTCTCATATCATTAAACCTTTTTTCTTTTAATGTTGCAATGAGTTCTTTGTGATTTGCTTCTTCTAGATTAAATAAGATACCATTATCTATTTTACCACGAACAGAATATCTTTGCAATTCATTTATTGTTCTTCTAAAATCAGGATAATGTTTTTGTATTAATTCAACTAATACCTTTTCATCATATTCTATACCTTCATCTTTTAGAATTGTACATATTCTTTTAAGAAAGGCCATAGCTGTCTTCTTAACTTGGCCATTAGTAATTCTAAAGTCTATTGTGGTACAACGACTATGAAGTGGTTCGATTAGTTTTGCTTTGTAGTTACATGTAAATATAAATCTACAATTAGAATGGAATGTTTCTAAGAAGTTTCTTAGAGCAGGTTGAACAGATTCGGCATTCATATAATCTGCCTCATCTATAATCACTACTTTGTGTTTTGAATCTTCAGTTAAAGATACTGTAGAAGCAAAGTTTTGAATTTTGTTTCTTAAAGTATCTATGTGTCTGCCTTCATCAGAACCGTTGATAATGATATAATCTACACCTAATGTTTCGCATAAGGCACGAGCAACGGTAGTTTTACCTGTACCGGCCGTGCCTGATAATAACAAGTTAGGTATTTCGCCTTGTTTTAAAAACTCAAGGAAAGTTTTTTTAGTATCTTCTGGTAAGATACAATCTTCTATCTTTTTTGGACGGTACTTTTCCACCCATAGAAAGTCTGACATATTATAAACCTCACATTAAACATAATTAAATAAAAAGATAATGATTAAAATTCACTATCTGGTTCTAAAGCAATCCAATATTTTACTGCTCTATTACGGTTTACAAAATGACTAATTTTTTGTGATGAGATAGAAACATCATAATCATCTTGTACCATTTTAAAGTTTTCAGATTTAAAATGTGCCTTAAATGTTTTATCTGTTTCACCTACATCAACTGAATATGTGTTTGATGTACTATTTTTTCTATCAGCACCATGTAATTTAATTGTACTACCATCACCAATAACTGATATATCTGGTAGATTCAATGTCAATACACCTTTCATTAAATCAGCAAATGATTCTTTTTTAAGTGTAAACGATACAAATGTATCTGGCATTGTTATTGATTTTTCGGGTGCTACTATTACAGATTTATCTGCAAAGAAATACTTGACATTTCTTTTTCCTGATTCTTCAGAAATAGTAACAGCAGAGCCGCCATTAAATCCTAAAGATGGTTTCTTAAATAGTTCAACTGACCTTAAAAACTCTGATAGATTATATATTGCAAATTCTTGTTCAAAGTTTTCTGAAATCTCAGCTTCTGCTAAAATGTTTTTCATTGTGGAAATAGTTTGTAATTTATTTCCTGTCTTTACTAAAATGTTCTGATTAATATCAGAAAAGTTTTTTAGTACATTGATTGTATCACTTGATAAGTTCATATTACCTCACTTGTTCATAATTTAATTGGAGTGAAGGGATAGATTTTCACTATCATCTTTTTACTGGAAGTAAAATGTTTTACATTAAACTACCTTCACATTGTTCATTATACAGAAACCATCCTAAATGTCAAGTCTAGGACGGCTTCTTGTTTAATATTATTTTGTTGCTTCATCAATACTTAGAAAATCTTTTTCTTTGTTTTTGATGTCTTGTTTTAGAAATGCCTCAACACGCCACGGATAATCACCATGTTTCTTTTTATATGCACAAGCCATTTCTATAGCTTCTTCATAAGTTTCAAGATTTTTCACCATTTCCTGTCTTCTGGTTTTTAAATCTCGTTTCTCAGTAGGCGCTTTTGTATGACATATAAAGTATGAAGGTGTGCCATTAGTCTCTACCAGCTTTCTTAATGCTGTGGTAAAAAATTCATGTTCATAACCTTCAAGAACAGAAAAACCGAAAGCTTTTCTTTGAATATCATATACACCAGAATGCTTATACTTGTTTTTATCGCCTTCTAATGTTAGTTTTAATTGTTCAAAAGGCCAGACTTTAACATCAGCGTATGCACCGTTTCTTTGTACACATTGAGCAACAACACTTTTCTTAGCCATAAAATGCATATTTGAAGCATACTGTTCTACATATGATTCAATATCCATTTCATTATTATCTAATTGTTTAATATTAATTAAATAACTAATAATATTAATTAAATCATTTTTTGAGTTTGATTTTTCAGGAACATGGTTGTTCTCTTGAACCTGTAATGTACTTAATGCAAATTCAGAATCAGCCTTTCCGTCTAAAGTATATACATCAAATATCCATTCAGTAATGCCTTCTCCAAGCATACCATAGTACCTGTGAAAACCACAAATTAATCTATAGTCTTTCCTTACACCGTCTTCCCATTGAGGTTGATATATAACGATTGGAGGATTTTTAGAATAATCTATACCTTTCTTAAAAGATTTACCGACCATACCAGCATGTTTGGTATCAATGTCACTATATCTTACCTTGTTTGTCTTCTTATTTTTAGATTCACCCATTACCCATACATTATCGTTTTTGATAACTTTGGCTTCTACATGTTTTATGCCGGGACTTTTAATTAAAACTCGGGTGAGTTTACTCGTATTTAACATAATAACTCCTATGATAATATGTAATCGGGACAAAATTGTACCCATTGATTACAAAGGTTTAATAAAATAATCTTATGATTATTTATACATGTATAATATCACCTCACACAAGAAATGTCAAGCGTGAGGCGATACTTTTTTATTTACTTGATT